ATGGTTCCTGGCAACAAATATAACTTTAGAAAAGAAGAAGCAAGTTATGTAACAGATTTTGATGGCATGAGATCAATGCAATTTCAAATGTTAACTGGAGACCCTGTGGATAATATACAAGGTGTACCCAGGATAGGAAAGGTGAAAGCTGAGAAATTATTAGCAGCTCACCCTGAAATTGATGATGCTTGGGTTGCAATTGCTAAAGCTTACAAAAATGCTTATGGAGAACTTCACGAATCTGTGATGGTCGAAATGGGAAGGTTACTCTGGATGAGAAGAGTAGAAAATGAAATGTGGAGTCTTCCACAAATATTAAGAAAAGGAGAAATATAAATGGCAAATTTATTAGAAAATGTTGAACTAAGCTGGTGTTTCCTTGACCCTAAAAATCCTCAATTAAACTTTGAGAAGAAACAGTGGTCAGCGACAGCTAATGTTGATAAGAAAACTGCCTCAGAGTTCAAAAAGAAAGGTTATATCCGTTCTTTACGTCCTGTTGAAGATGCAGATGGAAATGAAACCGGTCAATACAAGTTGACTTTCAAAGCTAATGCAGTTACTGCTGGCGGAAAGGAACTTAAAGCTCCGGGCGTATTTACTAAAGATGCGGCTGGATTAATTGTACCTTTAACTGGTGTGACAGTTGGTAATGGTTCTATGGGAACTATTTCTTATGACACATACGATTGGAAGTACAATGGGACTAGTGGAACTTCTATGTCACTTAAGAATGTATTAGTTTCTGAGCTAATTCCTTATGAAGCTGATATTCCTGCTGGTTCAGAATTTGGAACAGTTGAGAAAGGTGCGGAATTTGTTGAAGCATCACCATTTAAAGATGATTCAGAATTAGATCTTGACATTGATGCAGATGATGAGTTTTAAGTAAGAACCCCTCAGTGGCTCTCTTGGAGGGAGAGTCATTCGAAACACCAGTTAACGCTGGTGTCATACGCTACCGTTGAAGGCGTATCTGAAGAGATAACGGAAATGAATAATATAAAAGGAGATACACATGAAAGAACAACCAGGCATATTTATTCGCCATGAGGCTTGTCCAGCTTGTGGATCGAATGATAACAGAGCTATATATGATAATGGTAATAAGTTTACTTATTATTGTTTTGGGTGTGAAGACTCTGGCTTTATAAAGGAAGAAGTAACAATTAAACAAACACAAACACAAGGAAGTGAATTTATGAATACAAGAGAAACAGTGCAAGAAGTAAATGGCTTTCCAGTAAGGGGTTTTAAAGAAAGAAGAATTAAGAAAGCAGTAGCCGAACTTTATGGTGTTAAGGTAGGTTATAGCGAATCTGATGGTAAGACTATTCAGTTTCATTATTACCCAATTACTAATAAAGGCAAAGTTGTTGGTTTTGAAAGAAGAGAAGTAGTGGGCAAAAAGTTTACAGCTATTGGTTCGGTTAAGAATAGCGACGAATTATTCGGTCAATCTAAGTTTCCTCCGGGAAGTGCTAAGAAGATCGTAGTAACTGAAGGAGCTTTAGACGCTATGTCTGTTCAACAGTTATACCAAAATAAACAACAAGAGTGGCCAGTAGTATCAGTTGTCAATGGCGCAATAAATGCAAGGAAACAAATTCAAGCTAACTTAGAATATTTAAATAGCTTTAATGAAGTTGTCTTTATGTTTGATGCAGATGAGCAAGGAAGCGATGGAGCAAAAGCTTGTGCTAAGATTATTCGCACAGGAAAAGCTAAAATAGCTTTACTTGGTAGACACGGAAAAGATGCTAATGACTATTTGAAAGCTGATAAGTTGTATGAACTAGAAAAAGCTATTTGGAATGCTGAAGCTTACTCTCCTGCTGGGATTGTAAATTCTGCTGATACATGGTCATTATTTAATGAAGATAGAAGAGAAGATTCTATACCATACCCAAATTGTTTTGGGGAAGTTAATAAAATGACTTATGGCAGAAGGACTGGTGAATTAACAATATTTACAGCTGGTACAGGAAGTGGTAAATCTTCATTTGTTAGAGAAGATATCTATCATATTCTTCAAACAACAGATATTCAAGTAGGTATTGTATCTTTAGAAGAATCTATTAGAGAAACACTTGATGGACTTATTGGATTACATTTAAACAAGCGTATAACTTTGCCTGATGTTGAATTCGATCGCGAAGGAGACGAAGGAAAAGATGCTTGGAAAACAGTTGCTGGTAGTGGTAGATTAACTCTACTTGACCATCAAGGTTCAGTTAGTGATAACTCATTAATGGAAAAGATTGAGTTTATGGCTGCTAGCGGTTGCAGGTTTATATATTTAGATCATATAACCTTAGCTGTAAGTGAAGTTGACGGAAGTGTTAATGAATCTATGGATAAGTTAATGTCTGATTTATTGAAGTGTTGTAAGAAATTCGATGTTTGGATTGGCGTAGTTTCTCACCTAAGAAAGACTGGTGGTGGGGCTAAAACCTTTGAAGAGGGCGCTAATATAACTGAAGACGCACTAAAAGGATCAGGTTCACTCAAGCAAATTGCTTTTCAAATTATTGGCTTTAGCAGAAATAAATATGAAGAAGACGAGTTTGAGAGACAACGAGTTAAGATCAGTGTACTTAAGAATCGCTTTACAGGATTTACAGGTCCAGCTGGTCATGCAAGATTTGATAGTGATACAGGTAGATTAACTAATGTACCAGTAGAATTTTCACAATTATAAATATAAGGAGATACATATGAATGAGAAATTAGTGGTAGACATTGAGGCCAATGGCTTCCAAAATGATGTCACTAAACTTTGGTGTATCAGTGTTTTCAACATTGAAACCAAAGAGAAAGAAACATTCACAGACTATAATAGTGATTACAGAAGTATTGAAGAAGGATTAAAGTTGTTATCTACTGCTAAGCAGATTATAGGTCACAACTTTATTGCGTATGATATGGTGGTATTAGAAAAGTTGCATAACTTTAAAACTAGTGCCACAATCATAGATACGTTTCTAATGAGTCAATTACTAAACTTTAATCGCCAATTAGGCCGTGTAAAAGGTAGACACAATTTAGCTCAATGGGGTGAAGCTTTAGGAATTCCTAAATTTAACCAAGAACAATGGACAGTGTATGAAGATACTATGCTGGACAGATGTGAAATTGATGTACAAATAAATGTTCGTGTTTATATACAACTAATGAAAGAGTTTAAGATGTCAGGTATTCCTAAGTCGGTTATTCAACGTGAGTTTGCAATTGCTAAAATTAGTGCGCAACAAGTGAAGAATGGCTGGCTTATAGACGAAAGACTTGCATTAAGGCATATTGATTTTCTGAAGCGTGAGATAGAGACTCTTAGACAAAATATTGAGCCACTTATGCCAAAGATTGTCAAATGTCCAGATGTATGGGTCAGTAATCAGGAATGTAATGAGATCTTAGAGACTACCGGTATTAGATATGACGCCGAGTTAAAAGAAGGCCAACGTCTAAAGAAACCTATTCTACCAAGATACACTAAAGCAGGTGTGTTACATTCGGCACAAGCTAAATGGCTTGGTGAAGGAGTAAAGGTTTATGGAGCATATTGCAGAGTGGAATTTCATGATGCTAAGTTAACACAACATAGTGAAGTGAAAAAGTTGCTATTCAAGAATGGCTGGAAACCGACTGAGTGGAATACGAAACGAACTGCTGAAGGAAGAATGATTAGAACTTCAGCTAAATTAACGGAGGATTCTTATGGGTCTATTAAAGGGACTCTTGGAAAAGACATCGCTCTTCATGCTACGTACCAGCATCGCCTTAACACTCTTCAAAATCAAAAAGAAGAGACGAAAGGTTGGCTAGGTTCGAGACGTAAAGATGGCCGAATCGAATGTGTGCCTTTTACTTTAGGAACTGCAACTGGAAGAATGAGTCATAAAAACTTAGTAAATGTGCCAGGAGCTAAAGCAACATTTGGGAAAGAGATGAGAGAGATCTTCATAGCTCCCCGTGATCGAGTTTTAGTTGGATGCGATTTAGCGTCAGCACAGTTAAGATTGTTAGCTGCTGCTATGGGCGATAAGACATATTCAGAGACAGTTATCGCTGGTAAAGAAGCTAAAGGTACTGATGTTCATACTGTAAACCAAAAAGCTGCTGGACTGAGAACTAGGGCGCAAGCCAAGACTTTCATTTATGCATTCTTATTTGGTGCTGGTGATACTAAGATTGGTTCTATTGTTGGAGGCAAAGCTAAAGATGGAAAAGAGCTTAAAGCAAAATTCCTAAAGAGTTTTCCTGCGTTGAGTAAGCTACAGTCTAAACTAAGACTAGATTTTGAAAAATCTGGTGGTAAGACTATTACTGCTCAAGATGGTAGAAAGATTCAAGTTGACTCTCCACATAAGTTGCTTAACTACTTACTGCAAGGTAATGAGGCTATTCTCGCAAAAGAATGGGCAAATATATCTGCAAAGCTAATAGAAAAGAATAATATTAATTGTAAATTACTAGCTATTATGCACGATGAACAAAACTTTGAATGTTCTGTTGAAGATGCGCCTAAACTAGCCACTGTGCTAGAGAAAGCTGCAACTATGGCGGGCGAACAATTAGGTTTTAATTGTAGAATGGATGGTACATCTAAAATAGGAGAAACTTGGTATGACATACACTAATGGAAAATTGGAAGATGAAGATGAAGATGATAGTGGTATCTATTGTGAGAGGGTAAATGGAGAAGTTTTATGTATGAAATTCTCTGAGTATCTTGAGAGAGGTTTTATACTTTCTGAAGCGATACCTCTTAAAGAAATAAGTGGCTACCCAAAGGGTCATTAAATAAATTAAGCAATTTAACTTGTAGTAATATAGGTTAGATTGCTTTTTTCGCAGACAAATAAGGAGAAATAACAATGAAATTACCTAATGATTACCAGAATTTTATAGCATTAAGTAGGTATGCTAGATGGCTACCAGAAAAGAAAAGAAGAGAAACATGGGAAGAAACTGTAGCTAGATATTTTAATTTTATGGAAGGGCATCTAAAAGAAAATACAGATTATGAATTAGATACAACGACTAGAAAAAAATTAGAACATGCAGTTCTTAATCTAGATATTATGCCTAGTATGAGGGCACTAATGACCGCTGGCACAGCTTTATCTAAAAATCATATAGCTGGATATAATTGCGCTTATCTTAGTGTAGATCACCCAAAGGCATTTGATGAATGTCTTTATATTCTAATACATGGTACTGGCGTAGGTTTTAGTGTTGAACGCCAACATATAAATAAACTTCCAGAAATACCAGAAGAACTAATTGATGTGGATGATGTCATTGTTGTACAGGATTCCAAAGAAGGATGGCAATCTGCATTTAGAAAATTAATTACATATTTATATAATGGAGAGATGCCTAAGTGGGATTTTTCTAGGATTAGAAAGAAAGGGTCACGCCTTAAAACATTTGGCGGAAGAGCTAGTGGACCTGAACCATTACTAGATTTGTTTAACTTTTGTACTAGCGTCTTTAAAGAAGCTGCGAGCAGAAAACTAACAAGTTATGAATGCCACCGCATAATGTGTAAGGTAGCGGAAGTTGTTGTTGTTGGAGGTGTCAGACGTAGTGCATTGATTTCCTTAAGTAATTTGACTGATGAACGCATGAGAAGTGCTAAGTCTGGTCAATGGTGGACCGATACGCCAGAGATGGCACTCAGTAATAACAGCGTATGCTATACAGAAAAGCCTGATATGAGTATCTTTATGAAAGAATGGTTAGCTCTTTATGAATCTAAATCTGGAGAGCGCGGCATTTTTAATAGAGAAGCTGCAAAGAAACAAGTAGCTACCACAGGTAGACGTGATACTGAACACGACTTTGGCTGCAATCCTTGTAGCGAAATCATATTAAGAGACGGACAGTTTTGTAACCTAACTGAGGTTGTTGTCAGAGCTACCGATAATTATAAAGATATACAAAATAAAGTTAAGCTAGCTACCATACTCGGAACGTTCCAAGCTTCCCTTACAAATATTAAAAGACTAAGACCTAAATGGGTCTCTAATACAGAAGAAGAAGCACTGCTAGGCGTGTCGTTGACTGGCATCATGGATAATTCGTTTATGAATGGCACCACAGATAGAGGTGGCTTACCTAAATTTCTTACAGACCTTAAAAAGAAATCTGTTGAAACAAATAAAAATTGGTCGGGAAAACTTGGAATCAGTCAAGCTACTGCAACAACTGCTATTAAACCTAGTGGTACGGTTAGTCAACTAGTGGACTCAGCGTCTGGTATTCACACTAGACACAATGACTACTACTTTCGTAGAGTTAGAGCAGACTCGAAAGATCCAATTGCTCAACTTATGGAAGACCAAGGCATACCATGTGAAGCTGATGCAATGAAACCAAGTAGTGTCAAAGTCTTCACATTTCCTATGAAAGCACCGAAAGGGGCAGTATTACGGAATGATAGAAGTGCTATTGAACAACTTGAACTATGGCTTACATACCAAAGGTATTATTGTGAACATAAACCTAGTGTTACTATTTCTGTTAAGGAACATGAATGGATGGAAGTAGGTGCATGGGTATATAAATACTTTGACGAGGTGTCAGGTGTAAGTTTCCTGCCACATTCAGACCATACGTATCAGCAAGCTCCATACGAGGATTGTACTAAAGAACAGTATAATGAGCTTGCCAAGTCAATGCCAAAGTTGGTTGATTGGGACTTGATTAGCAAATACGAGTTAGAAGATACAACAATAGGCAATAAAGAGCTTGCTTGTACTGGAAGTGTATGTGAGCTAGTTGATCTAATAGGAGGAGACAATGAGTAATCCAAATGATAATCAAAACGCTTATCACGCAGCGCTACAAATAAACAGAACTTTAAAAAGAGAGATAGATGAGTTAAAAGAAGAAATAGAAAAGCTAAAAGCTAAATCTTCAATTAAAGTTCCTTTTTCTCATAGTAAAGATGCAGAGGTTATGCTTAGTAAAGAAGAGTATATTGCTAAAATAGGAGATTTGCATGGGTTATAAACCAAATAATAAATGGAGAGCTTCTGTAAGAAACGCTGATTCTAAGTGGGAAGGTGAATTAGGGGAGGGGATATTGGAGGATTGGGAACATCACCCTGAAAAGATTCCTTACACAATTGATCATACCTACACCCCGGACTTTGGTAAAGGTAATTTAATTATTGAAGCTAAAGGAAGGTTTATGGATAATGCTGAGGCTAGGAAGTATGTGTGGATTAGGGAGTCTTTACCAAACGGCAAAGAATTGCTGTTCTTATTCTATAACCATAAAACTCCGATGCCTCATGCAAGAGTTCGTAAAGATGGCACAAAGTTAACCCATGGTGAATGGGCAACTAAGAATAAATTCAGGTGGTACACTGAAAATACAATAACACAAGTAATAGGAGATAAATAATGGCTACAGTAGCAAAAGTAACAATTCAGTTGGTGGATGTCGATTCACCATTTTTAAATACTTCTATAGTAGAAATAGATGAAATTCCGATGAATGATGATGTCCATAGGAATCTTATTCAGTTTTTACTTGAAGCTAAACAACCACAAAAAGATAAAAATGAAAAACTTACAATTGTAGGTTCTAAGGAGAAAAATAATGGAAAGAAGTAACTACCCAGTTGGAGAAATAGCAGAGGCACTTAGTATAGCAGTTAGTCTATACGAAAGTATTGATTATAGTGATGAAATGAGAGAAGAACTAGAGATTACAATTCTAGGGTTAATCAAGTCTTTAAGGATCTCAGCATTTCATAGTTCGGAGAAGAGATGATGAATAAAGTAATGAAATTTCATGCCGATTGGTGTGGTCCATGCAAAAACTACAGCCCTATATTCGAGCAAGTAACAAAGAATCTCGAAGGTTGGGAAATAGAAGAATATAACATTGAATCACCAAAAGGAACTGAGATGTCTATAACTTATGGTATTAATTCTATTCCTTCAACGGTCATTGTAGTTGATGGCAAAGAGCCACGGAAGTTAGTGGGTACATTGTCAGCTGCGGATTTAGCAAAAGAGTTAGTATAAGTAAATAAAGGGCTATAGTTAGGTTAATACCTAGTTATGGTCCTTTATTTTTGCCCATTGCTCTATATCTCTTGTTTTGGAATACTTAAAAATAAGGCTAAACAAGCATAAGCCAAGGGTTGAGAAGTAGCTTATATGGAGATCCTGGAGATCAACTTTTCCTAAAAAGCAAAAATAAAGCTACAAATTGGACATTATATCCAAAATGTAGCTTATTTTTTGTTTTTTAGTAACCTCTCCACCCTTTGACTTCTTTTACAAGTCTCTGTGCTTCGATTCTTCTTACGTTTGCTTCCTTACTAGACATCCCGGCTTTAAGATTATCTTTATAAACTTTATTCACCATGAATGTATTAACTTTTGGAGTCCCAGCATATTTCTCTGGTCCATCATTCGCTTTCAACATTTCGACATCTGTAATTCCTTGAGCAGACATTACATTGTAATCTCTATATGCCATATTAGCCTCCTCTTACAACATTAGTAAATTTTTCAACTGGCTGTGCGCCAATATCAAATTTAGTTTCCATAGTTAGACCCTTTGATTGCACCTTAGCTAAAATATCTTCTATTGACATTCCAGTAGCTTTAGATAATCCTTCGATCATTTTTTCTCTTAGATTATAGTTAGCGTGAAGATCTTGGAATACTTTACCAGATAGTTGCTTAATAGCTTTGACATCATTTGGATGAACAAAGAATGCATCATGAACAACTCTGACTTCGATACCAATAGCGTCTGCAGCTTGTACTAACTTATGTAAGAATGCAGCATCCATCATATGAGTAGTATTAGGGGCCATACCCTGACTAATCATTCGCGAATCTACCTTGATTTTATTAATACCAGCATCAGTTAAATCAGGTGTAGCTATCTGATTATATACAGTTACTTCCTGACCCCTCCATCCAGCGCCCTTACCAGCAGCTAGATCCGGAACACCTTCAGGTAGAATAGTAGATCTAAATGTTCTCTCACTTCCCATTATGTATCTTGTTAGGTCAGTTATATCTCCAGAAGGTCCTTCAACTAAGAAAGGAGTTCTATTTTTTGAAGAATTAAAGATTTTGCCTAATACAGAATTAAATTTCTTGAATGCATACTGTGTAGCAAGTCCTTCATTTAGAGCTTTAGCCATGCCTTCATCCCAATGGAAATTCATTAGTTCATCGGGGTCAACACCACGCTCTAAGATAGCTAATTTTTGACGACCATCTAATTGGACATTCAAGTCGATCTTTAGAGTATCGTTACCTGCACCATATGGAACTTTCATAACAATCGGTTTAACGACTCCTCTGTCTCCACCTAAGAATTCGTCTGAGATCTCTCTAAATAATTTAGCTTTTTCAGGGTCAGTCTTATCTAACTTAGCGTAGCTGGCTTCCATGTTCTTCTTATACTTACCGCCAACATCAGTATATAGATCTTTAGCAATAGCATCGTCTGGGACACCTTCACTTAATAATCTCTTTTCAGCAGCGGTTAAACCGGTTCTATCGACAGGGTCAGTAAGAACGCTTGTTAATTTTAAAGTTTCTTCATCACCGTACTGTGCACCAATATGTTGAGAACCTGAAGAAGGGGCATCAACCTCAATCATCATATTAGACTCATAAGGAACACCCGCATCATTTGCTTTCTTAATTCGAGCTACTTCCATAACCCCTCTTAAGTAAGGACCTGCATCTTTCCTATTCATCCATTTTGGATTCCAATCAGGATTATCTACATTATCTAAAGCTTCTTGACCTTGTTTAAGATAAATATTTTTATTCTTTAACCAATGCGAATGTCTATCTAAGCCTGTACCCTGTATCTTGCTCAATCCAGCTTTAGCATCAAATAAAACTAAATCGTCAATGATTTGATTAAATCCCTCATCACCATACGCTATCGGTTTTTTAGAACCGGTAAATCCATGACGAATTGTGCCACCGGAGTTCAAAGATGCTCCGGATGGGTCTATAGGTGACGTACGACCACGTGTATCAACATTATGTTGCATGTACACCCTAGCCTCAGGATCATTAGCAAATCTTTTCTCTATTTCTTCGTCTAGCCTTCTTGTGCCGCCCTGTGCAGATTTGTATTGCTCCCCAACAGTCTTAGTTTCTCTGGCAATAGCATCTAATGCTTTTGCGCGGGGAGAGAATGTAGCTTCTTTTAATTCAATAAATTGCCCTCTACTAGCTGGCTTATCAGGGAAGGCTTCCTTAATAATATCATTTAGCTCATCGTATGCTTTTGTTAACTGGTCTTGTTCAGTGTCAGTTAGTCTTTGTAAATTAAGGGCTGCTTTATGTTCAGCTAATGGTCCTGGACGTTCCTTCAATATACCTTTCTTACCTAATGTCTTCGTTAGTTTCCAGAACTCTTTGTCCATACCTAATTGTTGTTTGCCTAAGATATTCAAAGATTTAACAACTGAAGGGAAATGAGATTTGGATAGTTGAACTTTGCTTCCACCAGAAAAGAACTCTGCTATAGTGGCACCACGGGGAAACCCTACGAGCTCACCGATTTTATTCATTGCCCAATCACCATGATGGTGAATAGAAGGATTCCTAGCTTCTCTAGGACCTTCAAGAGCATTCATTAATGTTCTCCCACCAGTACGAGCCCAATCTTTAAAGTTCTTATTAGTAGTTAATAATAATTCGTCTTTAATCTTTATACCTTTACCAGTTTTAGTTTTAACCGTAACTTCTTCAATGAAGTCACCTAAGTTACCCCTAGTATAGTTTAGCATAATAGCGCCAGCTTCCCTACGTTTCTGTGGGGACCACCTTTTTTTAGTGTTTATAGTCATACGAGCTTCTATCTTACGACCAACTTTATCATATAGGTCTTGTAAAGATATTCTCTCATATACTTTCTCATGTCCAGCAACTTTCCTAGCTTGCCCAGCGGCATTCTCATCAATAACTCTTAATGAATCAATGAACATACCTACAATGTTTTCATCGGAAGTATCCTCATTTGCAAATAGTTTTTTAATGTCATTACTTTTACGCATATCTGAAAGAGATGTTTTAAAGTTATCGGTAGCTTTCGCTATAGAACTAACCGTCTTATTACCCATTT